TCGAGCTGGGTGAGCTGATTCCTGAGCGTCCACGATTCGAGGTCCAGCGTCTGGACGATCTCCGCGCGTTCGATGGCCCCGGCGCGCTCGATGTCCTGGGGGATGATGGCGCGGCCGCGCTCGTAGTGGGCTCCCTCGATGGTGCCTTGCGACAGGAGCGTGCGCGCCGAGATGATGCTTTGCAGACCCTCCTGGATGCGCTGGAGATTGCCCAGCTGCAGCTCGATGTCGAGCCCGCGCCGCGCCGTCGCCCCGCGCTCTTCGACGGCGGCGCGCTGCATGATGAGCTGCTGGCGCCGGCCCTCGAACTCTTCCTCCGCCGATGTGCGCAGCTGTTCGAGCCCGCCCGCTCTGGCGGCCCGCGCCATGGTCTGCTGCTCTTCCCTCAATCGCGGGAGCGCGGGGTCCCGGAAGCCGGTGCGCATCTCCCACCTGAGGCGCGCCTCGATGTCGCGGCTCATCTGGCCGGCGCGCTCGCCCATGTCGCCGCCCGGGATGTTCTCGAAGCGACGGATGAGATCCTCGATGGGCTTCAGGCGGCTGCGCCGCTGCGCTTCGAGCTCCCGCAGCTGTTCGTTGAGGCTCTGCACCTCCAGCTCGGTCTGGCGCTGCATGAGGCCGCGCTCCACCCCGACGGCTCCCGCGATCGCCCCCGGGGACACCGCCAGGCCACGACGGAAGCGGGCCTCCTCGAGCTGGGCCCCGACGCCGGCCTGCTGGCCGCCGATGATCGCCTGGTTGGCCCGCGCCGTCGCGGCCGCTCCTTCGGTCTCGGCGAAAATCGCCGACAGCGCGGCTGCGCGCTGGACGAACAGCTCGCGCTCCGTGGGCATGCCGGTCAGGAACTTGTAGAACGCCGCGCTCATGTTGACGAAGTGCCCGGTGATCGACTCCGCACGGACGTCGATCAGCTCCAGGTCCCCGTGGAGCGAGCGCAGCTGGGAATGGAGCCCGCTCACATCGAAGGAGCGGACCGCGAGGTTCAGCGCGGCCTGCGCCTGCGCCGCCTCGTTCGCGGCGTTCATGTACGCGGCGAGCGCCGTCACGCCGACGCCGATCGCACCGAGGGCGATGCCGGCGCCCATCGCTCCCGAGGCCGCGACGAAGCCGCCGAGGCGCAGGGCCTGGGCGCCCTGGAAGACCGGGCCGGCAAACTCGGGCGCCAGCGCGGCGACCGCCGGCGCGATCAGCTGGCGGCCTTCCCGGAAGCTGACCGTGCCCGTGCCCGTCACGGTGCCGCGTCGCGGCTGGCGTTCGAGATCCTCGATCTGCTGGGCGGCGACCCCCGCTTGGTCCACCCGAGCCAGGCGCCCCTGGTAGTACTCTGCTCGGGCCGTCTGCCCCATGGCCTGGGAGGCGGCGATCTGGCGGCGCAGCTCGATCCGCTCCAGCTCGAGCTGCAGCTCGCGCTGCTGGCGCATGATGAGCACGCGCTCCCGCTCGTGCTGGGCGGCTTCCTGCTCGGTCCGGGATGCGTCCCGCTTGGCCTCGGCCATGCGTCGCTGGATGGCGAGCATCTCCAGCTGGTCGCGGATCTGCAGCTGCGGTAGCTCGCGTAGGGTAAACGCTTCGTTGAACTGTTGCTGGGCGGCCTGGAACTGTTCGCGGGTCGTCTGGCCTTCCTGGAACTTTTTCTTGGCATCGGTCCAGGCGTTGACCAGGCGCCCGAGGAAGCTCTCGCTGCGGACCGTGAACTCTTCGAGTGAGCGGTTGGCCGAGGCCAGCTCCGCCTCGAACGCGTCCATCGTCATGCTGCGAATCGAGATGTTCCACTGAGCCTGGCTCTCCGCGGCCTTGTTGGTCGCGGTGATCCGGTCTGTGATCAGCCGGGCCCCCAGCTGGATGACGCCGTGCAGCGACGTCAGGTTGGTCATGGTCTGGGCGATCGACGGCGCCACGTTGCGCATCGCCAGCGCGACCTCGTTCCATCGCTGCTGGAGCTGCCCGGCGATCGGGATGGCATCTCGCGTCGTCGCCATCCAGTCGACGGTGTTCTTCGTCGTGGTGGCGAGCTGCTGCTGGAACTCGCGGATGCCCTGGGTGGCGTTGTCCCGCCAGGTGGCCTGCACCTCGTACATCAGCCGTTCGTCAGGCACCGCGCATCACCTCCTCGTCGGGAGACCCGAAGTCGCCGAACAGGATCAGGTAGTTTCGCCAGAACTTGCTGGCCGGCATGGCGAGCACGTCCGTCGGGAGCATGCGCATCCGGAGCGAGAACCGCTGCACCATGCCGAGGAAGTGGCGGCGCTTCATCGTCGTATCGAGCCGCCCGGGCGTGTCCGAGAGGATCCCCCAGCGGCGCAGCATCGCGTAGCCGACCCGATCCCGGTCCGGGCCCATCAGGTTGATCTTCCGCTCGTCGCGCAGGAAAGCGGGTTCCTCGATGGCGGTGGCCAGGAGCCGGTTCATCCAGTGCTCCCAGGACAGGCGCAGCGCCACCTGCTCGTCGGCATCCATGGCCCGGTAGGTCACCCCGTAGGGATCGCACACCTGGTCCGGCATCCCCGCCTCGAGCAGCTCGTCGACGGAGACCTCGCGGAGACGGACCATGACGGGCTGCCCGAACCGGCGCGACCGGAAGGGCAGCTCGTACCAGCCGTCAGGCGTCCGGGGCGTCTCGTCCAGGGTCGGGGGCCGGCGCGGCGGGCTCGGCCGCGGGAGCCCCGAACCCCACCCCCGACAGGTCGGCGATCCGCGCTGCGAGGTAGAACGCGTCGTCCTTGTAGCGCACCACCTGGTCGGGCCGGAGTTGCGGCGTCAGGAGTCCCGCCGACACCATCCGGTACTGCGCCTGCAGGAGTGCCTCCAGATGGGCCTCCTGGACCTCGGGCGGCTGGGCCTGAAACCACTGGCCGGCCAGCTGCTGGCGATGCTCTGGCGGCCACGCCTCGGAGCCCGGGATCACGGGCTGGAAGGACACGACCTCGGCAAAGCCCACCATGCCGATCTCGACGTGCACGCCGTCCCGGCGGAGCTCCTGGGCGCGAGCCTCCAGCAGCTCGTTCTCCTCCACCGGTTCGGTCTCGGCGCCCTCCTCGATCGGCGGTCGGGCGGCCAGGGCGAGCACCTTCACGCGCTCGACCTCGACCGGGTCCCACTCGCGCGGCGGTCGCAGGAACCCGCGCAGCAGCAGCTGGGTGGTGGTCATCCTGGACACGCGCGCGCTCAGGCCTGGCAGGCGGACCCACTCGTGCCAGGTCTTGTCGAACATCTCCTCGGTGAGGACGACCGCGCCGGGCGGCAGTCCGTTCGTCGTATCACTCACAGATGGCCTCCAGATGCCCTTCGGTCGCGCCTATGGTACTGGCAGTTTCAGCTGTGCAGACCGGCGGCGACGATGAGCCCCCTGATCGTCACGGCTCGTCGCGCTGCTGCTCGATGATGACCGAGCACGACTGCGTGATCCGCACGACGGTCCCCTTCTCGATCAGGAGCCGATGCGCCATGTGAATGTTGCCGCACGCCGAGACGACCGACGACTCGGCGTCGCTCGCCAAGTGTACGCCACACCCCGTCAGCAGCAGCGCCGCGAGGATCGAGGCCACCACCATGGCCCGGCCATTTCAGCCGTCCTTCGGCTTCTCGCCCGACCGACCCGCGATCCACCGCAGGAGGGCAGCCGTCCCGCGGATGCAGGCGGAGAACAGCCGGCGGAACGGGCCCTCGCGCTCTTTGTCGCTCATCGCTTAGTCAAGCGAAAAGTACTCAGTAGTCAATCAAAGGTGATCTTATAATCGTCATCGCCGAGATTCGGCGTGCAGTCGAAGCCGAGCTGCCAGGCCGCCTTCGTGCCTCGCGCGATCCAGGGCCGCGACCGGATGACGGCCCGCGGGGCTTCCACCTTGCAGCGCTGGTACTGCACACCGTTGGTGCCCCAGGCCACCAGGCGCGGCGTGGCCGCTTCCCAGTCCGCGATGAAGTCGAAGCCGCTGGCGCCCCGCACGGTCACCGCTGGGTCGATGGAGCCCGATGGGCGACGCGTGCCGAAGATGACGCCGGCGATGCCCGCCGCGTTGTTGGCCGACTCGATGACGTCGAGCGAGTTGCCGAAGTTGAGGCTCGCGTTCGCCAGGACGGGGCTGTAAGCCCCCCACACCGCGGCCGCGTTCAGGAACGTCGGCCAGGCCGGCGACGTGCTCACCGCCTTGGTCACGATGGTCGGGGTGTCCGTTTCCGTCGTGTAGATCCCCTGCAGGGTGACCCGCATGATGACCGGCCGCCCCATCGAGAACATGATCTGGCCGCTCCCGAAGGCACCGGTCAGCTTCACGGTCGGGCCGTACTCGTTCATCACGTAACAGGTGACCGCCTCGAAGCCCGTGGACTTCGGGGTGTAGACCCAGTTCGGGGTCGGCGTGGCCGAGAACGTCCCCAGCATGCCGCACGCCCGGAGGGCGACATCCACCGCGGGCTTGACGGTCGTGCTGTAGGCCGACCCGCCGCCGCGCAGCATCATGGCGAAGCTGACCTGACCGATCCGCGTTCCGGGCACCGACCCGAGGTTCGTCAGAAGACCGCCCATCGTCGGGATGTCGACGTTCTGCGGTCCGCTCTCGGGCATGATCTCGTAGGCTTCCATCACGTCCGCCAGGGTCACGGTCCCCGCGAAGACGTCCGTGCCGTACACCGTCTCGATCTTGAGCGCGATGGTCCTTCGTTCGACTAGCGGAACGGCAGGCGCCGCCATAGGTTCTTCCTCCTCGGTCGCGTCTCGTTAGGGGCTGGGGGTGACGTCGCCTTCCGCGTAGAGCGCATGCGGCCCGGTGTCCGGGCCTTCGTAGGGCGGTGACGCCGGATCGGCCGCGCGCACGTCCACCCGGACGTATCCCGCGGGATCACCAGGCTTCGAGGGAACGACCGTCAGCACCTCGGGTCCGCTCGGGACCGTCACCTGATCGCCAGGGTTGAACGGGGGCATGGTCTCCTCCTAGTCAGCGCGGTGGATTTCCACCTGCAACTGGACGTCTTGTCGCCAGAGCGACTGGCGCACCCACCCGGCCGTGCTCAGCGAGATGTCCATGCCGAGCGCGAAGTACCACCCGGTCTGGTGGTACATGTGCTCCCGGACGATCAGGGCCAAGGCTTCGGCGTAGCGGTAGAGGCGCAGCCGCAGGTTGTCCGGGTTGTCGGGATCCGTGACCGCGATGGCGACGCTCGCCATGTAGACCCAGTCCCCCACACCCTCCAGCCCGAGCTGGCGCATGTCCGGCCGATCGGACGGCACCCGGGAGCGATCGACGTGCACCCAGAGCGCCGGCCAGTTGAGGGCCAGGCGCTCCCCGATGATCACGTCCTTGATGTGGTCGAGCACGATGTCGTCGGCCCGGTCCGCGTTGAGCGCGTCGATCTGGGCCGGTAGCTCGGCCACCAGCAGGTCCCGGAGGCTCGTGGCGATCGCCTCGAACATGCGGGGCGGCATCAGGCACCTCGGGCCCCGTGGATGGCGTCCAGCACGTGACGCCGGAAGATCTCCCGGTACATGCGCTCCTGGCGCTCATTGATCGGCAGGAAGGGACGCTCCGCGTTGAAGAAGGGCGCGTAGGCCACCGCCTGGGGGCCCATGAGGATCCGGTTAGACCCCGCCATCACCGCGCGCCCGGCGTCGCGGCGCAGATCGCCCGTGCGCGTGCCGATCGGCATCCCCGGGTAGGCCCGCTCCTTCCACCTCGAGTAGCTCGGAGTTAGTTCCCGCCACTGGCCGAGGCCGGTCCGCCCCTCGGTCGTGAACACCTCGTCCATGTAGAGCCCGTGGGCCCGGGCGATCTCCATGAAGGCCGGGCGAAAGTTGACCACGCGCTCCGTCGTCCGCTCGAAGCGGAGCACGAACGCCGCCGGATCCTCGCCCTTGGTGGTGAACGCGATCTCCAGCATCAGTATTGCTTCCCGATCTGGAAGCGGTTGACCGCGGTCCCCGAGAGGCGGCCGAACTGGCCCGAGTCCGGGTTGGCGTCCGGGTAGCGCGTGAAGAAGCTCTCTGGCAGCGGCCGCCCGTTGGCGCCGGCGCTCGATTCGCCCTGGCCGCGCGGCGCGTCCGACAGCACCCCGTCGACGCTGACCGACTCCTCGAGCATGACCTCGAAGGTGTTCCAGTAGCGATTCTCGACGTTGACGCCATGCAGCTCCGGCGCGATCCCGGCGGCTTGGGAGTCCTGGATGATCCCGGCGGCGCCGAACGCCACCATCGAGCGCAGGTACTCCAGCGACGCGGGTCCGGTGATCGGCACGATGTATCCCGCCGACGAGAGCCGCCCGTTCACCCGGGAGGTGAGGTTCTCGATGATCGTCTGGACGTCGTTGGTCGAGGGCTTGGACGAAGGGGTGATGGGGTGGTTCGTCCGCAGCGCCTGGACGTCCTGGATCTCGCAGTAGCGCATCAGTGGCGCCCTCGTCGCCCCCTGGAACGACCGGCCGGGGCCGGCGGCGGCGGCTGAGTCACCGTGCCCCCGTCGTCCTCGTCCTCGTCGTCGTCGTCCTCGTCGTCGTCCTCGTCGTCGTCGGGCTCACCCGGCTGCGTTTCCGCGTCGATGCGCCCGGAGGCCACGAGGGGCGGGCCCGCGTCGTCTTCGTCGTCGTCCTCGCCGGTCGCGTCGAATCCGGCATCCCGTGCCCCCGTGTCCTCTGGGAGCGCTCCTGTGGCCTGGATCCGACGGTACCACGCGACCACTTCGTCGCCCGTCGCGGGGCGCACGCTCGACTGGCCGTCCTCGGTCTTGGGCAGGCGCCGCAGCATCGAGCGCTCCTCGACGCGCATCAGATCGCCCGCCGCGTAGTCGTGGCGCGCCCATCGGAACGGGGCGACCACCGTGTACCAGTTCTGGCCGAGCCGGGCGGCCTTGATGAGATCCGGGTCCGTGATGGGCATCAGGCTGTCGCCGAAGAACTGGCGATGCTGCACCCCCAGCACGTTGAACAGGTCGCCGGCCTTGTACCGCACCCCGGCGGCCGTCATGTCCTTCGTCACCAGCATCTGCATCGTGTCTCTCCTGCGCGAGGCGGGAACGGACGGTCCCCTGTCCGCAGATCCTGCGCCCGCCTGAAGCGCGGTGCTGCTAGTCGATCGCGGTGGCGATCAGATAGCCCAGCAGCTGGCTGATCACCTTCTCGTCCACCTTCTCGTAGGCCTCGACCACGTCCTGGTGCTCGGGCTCTTCCCGCCAGGTGCGCGTGGCCCGCTGGCCGCTCACGAACTGGTACATCGCCGTCGGTTCCTGGATGCCCGGATTGCCCGTGATGTAGCCGAGCCAGACGTCCTTGCCCCACACGTACTGGTAGGTCTCGGCGCCGGCCGCCAGCCCTTCGTTGCTCTGGGTGTACACGGGCTTGGCCACCATGATCCGCTCGACCTCGAACAGCTCCTGCAGCAGCTCCACGTTCACGAAGCCGCGCTGGCTGTACTTGATGCGGTCGATGATGTCCGGGTGATGCTTGAGCTTCTTCCACACCGGATGGGGCAGGACCATCGTGTTGACGTCGTACCCCGTGCGGCCGTGGATCAGGTCGATCCCCGCCTCGACGTCAGAGATGGGATCGCTGTTCGCGTAGTCGTTCCAGCGGTTGGTGCCGGTCAGGGCCACCGAGCCGGGCCAGTTGGCCGCCGTCCGCATCTTGGTGGCGACCCGCACCTCCTTCGCCAGCATGACCTTGTCCGTGGCGTAGTTGGTGGCGTCGGTGTCGGGACGGATCGGCTGCATCGCGTTCTGCCGGATCTCGTCCGGGATTTCCCGCGAGAACGCCACTTCCTCGCAGAAGTAGGTCGAGAAGGTGATCCCGTACTCGCCGCGTCGCGAGCGCGTGCCGGCCGCGCGCTTGGACGCTTCGTTCCGGAACCAGTCCGCCTGGTTGTACTCCGTGTACCGACCGCCGTCGAGGTCGCTCGGGATGACCGGCGCGATCCCCGGGGCGATGTAGGCCCGGTTCACATACGCCACCGAGATCGACGACAGCAGCGGGTCGATACGCACATCACGTGGGTCGAGCCGTGCCGGAGGCATTCGTGCGCCTCAACTTTCTCCCCTGGGTGCGTGCCGGCGTCGGGGGCCGCCGGCACGAGGGCGTTACAGCGTGCCGCCCTTGAGCTGAGCCGTGATGACGTGACCGACCGCGGTGGCGCCGTTGGCGTCCTCGAGCACGGCCACCACCTTGTCGGTGGCCGTCACCGTGGGCGTCACCGCGCCCGGCGAGGCCGCCGAGAGCTTCAACGCGACGCCCGGGACCAGGGGCGTGCCCGCCACCCCGTCCCAGATCATCTTGACGATGCCCCCGTCGACCGTGAAGCAGTTGACCGCCTCACCCGCCTTGGGCTTGTTGAACAGCACGCCGACCGGGAGATCGGCCGCGGCCGTCGTCAGGTCGATGAGCCCCGTGCTGAGCCGCTTGACGAAGCGGTACACCGACCCGCTGAGGTCGACGTTGGCGTTCCCCACCGAAGGGTTCGCCAGAGTGCCCATTCCTGCCGTCATGGTGGTTCCTCCTTCCCCGGCTGAGCCGGATGATTACCGGCGGACGCCCGCCGGGCCGTACATGCCCCGCACCGATTCGGCCAGCTCGTGGTCCTGGGCCGTCACGCGGTGCACGGCCTGGTCGAGCGGAATCTTCTCGGCGAGGGCGAGCTTCTGCGCCTCGGCCAGCACCCGCTCGCGCGGATCCCCGGCCGCGGGCTCCTCGACCGGGCGATTGACCGACGGCCACTGGCCGAGCTTGATCTCCGGCTTGCGCTCGCCGAAGAACTTGACCACCGCGTCCTCGTTGAGGTCGTACTGGGCCTCATAGAACGACCGCTCCGCCGGCTTCAGCTTGCCCTCGTGGAGCTGGCGATCGAAGAAGGTGGCCTTCTTGGTGGCCTTCGCCTCGGCCGCCAGGCGCGTCGCTTCCGCGGCCGCGGGGCGCAGCTCCTCGACCTGATCTGACAGCTCCTTGTGGGACAGGCGCAGCTCGGCAAGCTCGCGGCCCAGCGCGGTCTCCGAGAGCACGTGGTCGGAGGCCGACGTCGTGAGAGTCCGCACCGCCGTCAGGATCGCGCCCGGCTTCGGCTTGGCGATCTTGAGCAGCGCGCGCACCTCCGACATCTCCTTGTCCTCTTCCTTCTTGGCCTCCTCCTCGGCGCTCTTCGCCGCATTGGCGGCGGCGGCCTCTTCCTCGGCCTTCTTCTTCTCCTCCTCGGTCATGTCGTCCGCGAGCATGCGGCCCATGTGGTCCATGACCTCGACGACCGTCGCGTCCTCGGCGAGGGCGAGATCCTTGCGCAGCTGAACGAGCAACTTGCCCATCGTTGGCCTCCTCTCCTCAGTGGGCGATCGCGGCGAGCAGGCTTCTCCGGGCCTGCTGGCCCAGGACCTCGCCGATGGAAGGTTCTGACAGTGCGGGTTCCGTCTGGTCCGCGGCCGCGTCCACGCGCGCCTGGATCGCCGCGAGATCCCGCCGGAGACGGTCGGCGTCCTCGTGCTTCGCGTAGTCCTGGAGGGCCGACACCATGGCCTTCAGGAGCGGTTCGGGCAGATCGTCCGGCGCGTCCGGCTCGGCCAGCTTGAAGCCGGGGCGCTTCAGCAGGTCTTCGAGCGTGTCCACGCGCGGCGGACCCAGGAGGCCACCCAACCGCGCCTTGGGCGGCTCGAGCGTCGGGATCGGCTTCGACTTGGATGTGAACTTCTGGCCTCCATACACCGTGCTCCGGAATGCCTGCGTGCGCGCCGCGGCTTCCTCCCTGGTCTTCGGGTAGCCGACGATGCCGAGGCCGGGGGCGAGTGGCTTCCCGGAGGTTCCGCGGAAGATGGTCGACGTGTCTCCGACGAATGCGCCCTGCTCGGGGAGCTGGGCTCGCCTGAGCTTGTTCATGGCGTCGTCCTCGGTCTTCCCATAGAACGTCTTGCCCCGGTACTCGACCGCCGCCGTGTCGCCCGGTCGGCGAATGGTCGGATCGGGTGGATCGGGGGGACGACCTCCTCCCGTATAGGTGGGCTCTTTCACCACGTTCCCACCGTAGGGGGAGAACGGGGCCGGGCCGCCCCGGGGCCCTCCCGGCTTGGCCAGCTCGTCGCGGAAGGTTCCGAGGAGATCCCCTCCGCCACCCATCGCCTTGTAGAGCGCGTGCATGGCCACGGCGCTGCCCCCGAGAGTGGCCGCCACGCTAACGCCTTTCAGGATGCGGCCCACGGCCTTGGGGCCGATCTTGATGGCACCGTTGCTCAGCGTGCGCACGGTCTTGGCGACGGCGGCGCGGCCTTTCGGGCTCTTCCCGATATTCCAGGCCGCCGCCCCGACCCCCGAGAGGCCGCCGGCCCCAACCGCATGCAACGGCGGCATGGCGAACGCGCTGCCGACGGCCATCGTCGCGCCAGTGGCGGCACCGACCTTCAGGCTTTCGGATACCGATTCACCGCCCAGGCCGCGCTTGCGCGCGCGCGGCCTCTCGGTCTTTGCACCGCGCCCGCCGCCGCCCGTGTCGCCGGCCTCGGTGGTGAACTTGCCCTCTCGATCTCGGTACGGGTTCGCCAGCGCGTACTCCTGCAGGGTCTCCGATAGCTCGGACTGGGCCGGCGCGATGGCGGCCAGGTCCCGCTGCAGGCGATCGCCATCGCCATGCTTGGTGTAGTCCTTGAGGGCCGACAGGAGGGCCTTCCAGATCACCTCCGGCACAGCCTCGAACGACTCCCGATCGGCCACATCGGGTTCGGCCAGCTGACGACTCGGCCCGGGGGGCCGCAGCGACTGCAGCCCCTTGTAGATCTGGTAGGCCGAGTACGCGAGGCTTCCCGTGAGGACCAGGCCATTGATCAGCTGGCCGACACCCTTGGGCCCCAGGTTGATGGCGCCCCGACTGACTGTGCGGAGGGCGCGGTCGACGGTGCGCCGGAGCTTCGGCGCTTTGGAGAGCTGCGTCACGGCCTCCGCAGCTCCAGTTACGAGCCCGGCGCGCCGACCGAGCACCAGGCCGGTCACCACACCGTGCCCGATGCCTCTCTTGATCGCCTTCCCCACCGCCGCTCTATCGGCGCTGATCGTCCGGGTTTCGGCCTCCGGGAGATCCAGTGCTGCCCCCGCCGCCTTCGCGACGCGCTTGGCGGTCTTGGCGAGGCGCCCCTCGCCTTTCGCCGCGCCCCCAGTGCGTCCACCCGTGTCTTGTGACTCTGTCGTGAACCGACCGCCCTCGTCCCGGTAGGGGTTGGCCAGGGTGTGCTCGGCGAGGGTCGTCCGGAGGCTCATGCGGTCGCTCCCGCAGGCAGCCACACCTGGTGGACCGGGATGCGGGCCGCCATGTCGAAGACGATCTGTGGGCCGACCTCTCGCCACGGAATCTGCCACCACGTGTTCGGCCGCTCGCCGTCCTCCGCGATCACGTGCTCCTCGAAGATCTTGGTGAGGTAGGGATGGCGCGCGCCGTTCATGGAGATGCCCATCGGGTACATCGCGTTCCAGGCTGCGCGCACCCGGTTCGGCAGGGACTCGAGATCCTCGTCCTCGTCCTCGTCCTCGTCCTCTTCCTCGTCCTCGTCCTCCGGGTCGCCATCGGCGAGCGCCTGGCCGGTCAGCGTGCGATGCAGCCGCTCGGAGAGCGCCTTCTCTTCGCGCTCCACGTAGGCCTGCAGCATCTTCAGGATCGCCTCGGCGAGATCGTCCGGGATGGCATCGACGTCGATGGCCTCCAGGGCGTCGTCCTCCTCATCCGCCAGGCGGAACTCCCGGAACGTGGCGAGCACGTCGTCGAGGCGCACGTTGCGGCCGCCCTGGTAGCCGACGCCGCCGCCCTTGCGCAGCCGCCGCGTGCCTCGCGAGCCCTTCTCGCCCGACGCGATCTGCCGCTCGACCCAGGACGTGTAGGGCGGTTCGGCGGGCGCCGCTGGAGCGGCGGGCGCCTCCGGCTTGAGGGGCATCGAGCGATAGCGCGAGAGCACCTCGCGCAGCACGGCCTTGGCGTTCTGGATTTTCCCGGTCGCCAGAGCTCCCAGCGCTGGCTTCGCGGGAGCGCCACCGGGAGCCGCGGGCGGGAGCAAGCCCTGCCGCGCCATGGCCGCGCCGACTTCAAGCTCGGCCGGTGACTGTCGCCCTGGCGCGGGGGGCCGGCCGACGCGCGACAGCCCGAGCATGCCCGCGCCGGCCAGGACGGTTCCAGCGATCGCCGGCCCGTGACGCATGACACGCGAGCCGAGGGCCTTCGCCAGGCCCGCCACTTTCATGGCCGCATCCGGATTCGCCGCGGCCAGCGACCCGAGACCGGCCGCGATCCCGATGCCGGTCGCCGCTGCCCCGGAGAGCTTCGTGGAGCCGAAGAGGCGCCCGAGGTCCCAGCCGATCTGGGCGCCCCGGGCCGCGCTGCGCGAGACCTTGACCGCAGCGGGCCCGGCGCCGCCGCCCTTGCCGCCACCACCACCGACACCGCCACCGCCGACGTCGTGGGCCGCGTCGGTGAACGTCCCATCGGCCGCCCGGTACGGGTTGCCCGCGAGCAGGAACTCGCTGAGCATCAGCTCGACCAGCGGCTCGCTCTCCTCAAGGACCGCGTCCTGGGCCACCGGCGGAAGCTGCTTCAGATAGGGGACGTTCGTGAGCCCGGCCCCGCGCAGCACGCGATCGTAGGTCTCGCCGTTCGCCGCGTCGGACACGGAGCCCCACCAGGGCGACACGTAGCGGTACTCGCCCGAGCGCACCGCCGTCTCGCCGGCGGGCGTCCAGTCGACGCGCGAGGCCCACAGGCCATCGGGATCGACCGACAGCTCGCGGATCCACGCGGCCGCGCGGCCCTTCTGGTGGTCGAAGTCGATGTAGGGCTCGGTCCGGCCGAGCACCTTGTTCTTGTAGTTGGCGACGACCTCGTCGAAGAACTCGTCGTCGAAGGTCATCTTGCCGTACTTCGGATGATCGAACTGGCCGCGCGGGAAGAGCAGGAGCTTCGACTTCGGCTCCCCGAAGAGCGACGTTGAGAGCTCGTACCCCTCGATCACGCGACCGATCCGGTCGCTCAGCATGCGGTCTCAGGTGTGCCCGGAATGCGGGTCATCCAGCGAGGCGTTGGCCGCCGCGAAGGCCTTCGCCTCGCCGTCCTTCGCGAACACGCTGTTGAAGATCGCCCGCCAGCGCTTGCTGGCCGTCTTGCCGCGCTTGCGCACGTGGTCCGGCAGGCCGCTCAGCTTGTCATATGGCATGCGCTTGCCCTTGCCCTCCGCGCCCCCCTGGCGAATGCCCACCGAGATCCTCGGGTTGAGCGGCGCCAGCTCGCGGGCCAGCTCTGCGGCATCCAGACCTCCGACGCTCACGCCCTCGGCTACTCCATGGCCAGGACGTGGACCGTGTCGGTGGCGGCCCAGTCCACGGATCCGGCGTTGTTGAGGGTGAGCAGGCCGGCCGCCAGGACGCGGCCGCCGTCCCAGGCCTTGATGACCCCCGTCGAGGTGACCACGACGTTGATCCCCACCGCGCGCGGCGTGAAGTCCAGGACGAAGTGCATCGTGCCCGCCGTCACCTCGCCGGCCGTCGGGACCCGGGCGTCCATGAACATCCGGCGCTCCGAGGTGGCCAGGCCGCCGCGCAGGGCCGCCGAGTCCCAGGCGCCGTTCGTCATGCTCTCGGCGAGCGCCATGGTCGACACCCGCGGCGTCGCCGTGAAGACGGCGACCTCCGTGGCGCTGATCTTGAGCGCGCGCACCGCCTCGACACCGGCGCCGGCGATCCCCTGGCCGCTCTGGTTGACCTTGGCCGCGAACGCCGTGAGGAAGTTGTCCGCCGAGTTCGTGGCCGGAACCACCTGAATGCGTCCGGCCGTCACGCCGTCGGCCGCCAGGTCGATCTCGTACACATCGGCGCCGATGGTGATCGTCTCCGGATCCGCCACGACGCCCGTGACCCGAAGAATGTTGAAGGCGCGCGCGCCCGGGAACGTTGCGACCTCGCCGCGGCGAGTCCGGATGCGACCGAAGAGCGCCAGTCCCTTGAACGGCTTGATCATGCCTGCTCTCCCTCTGACCCCGGCCCCAGAACACAGAAGGGCGGTTCCTGGCTGGTGCACCAGAAACCGCCCCTCGGTGTCCCGGCATTTCGCCGGCGCCCGGGTCATGACTCCGGGCGCTGGGTCGAGCCGTGCGAATCGTTGTCAGGACCAGACAAGAGAAAGGCCCGACGACGACGCGTCGGGCCTCCCTTTGCGGGTCAGCCATGCCGCCCCCGGTCACAGCCGGGAGCGCGTTGATTGACCTTATCGCATGCGGGCTAGCGTGACGTCAACTTCCCTCCTGCGAGACCGTACCGCACGCGCTCGCCGCTCATGACCACACCACCAGCGCCGTCCTCGGGGCGCCGCGGTCCTGCGCGTGAATCGCCGGGGTGGGCGCGTCCCGGCCCGCGTCCGCAGGTGTCTCGCTCAGCGGCCTTACCCGCCCATCGCTTAGTGAGCCCGGAACCGTGACGGGCGCGTGACGCGCTACTTGAACGGCCGCTCCAGGTCGCGCCGCAGGCCGATCCACGTCTGGCCTGGCTTGAGGGCGAGGCCGAGCCGCTGCCGCGTCGTCTTGATGGTGGCCGACGAAAGACCCCGCAGGAGCGTCGGGAGCTGGCTCTCGATCTTCTTCCAGGGCTCCTTCACGGCCTCCGGGATCTCGCGGTTCATTTCGCCGCCTGCCCGGAGACCTTCCCGGAGGTCCCCCGGGTGCTTCACGACCTGGGTGCGCGGGAAGGCGTGGCCATGGTCGATCAGGATCAGCTTGCCGGTGGGGGCCACCAGCCAGTTGCCGAAGTGGCGGTCGAAGTTCCCGATGACCGCGTCGTACAGCACCGCGCGCTCGACGTCCTCGAGCCGCTTGCCGTAGAGATCGCGCCCGAGGGTCATGGGGCTCACCCCGCGCTGGAACGTCTGAAGCGCCCCGTGCTCGGTGCCGAACGAGGCCGGGTCGGTGGACGGCACCAGGTCCTCCATGCCCACCGCCCGGGCGATCCGGGAGGCCGCCACCTCGCGCTTCCAGTAGGTGCCTGGCTGGCCGAACGCCCGGAGGTCCTGCGTGAATCCTTTCAGCTTGGCGGGATCGGCGCCGGAGAACGCGCTGTGCTCGCCGGCGGCCGGTTTCCACACCGCGTCGTTGCCGTTCTCCAGCGTCACGCGGAACACCGAGTTCAGGTGGCCCTCCGGGTCGCCGGACGGCTTTTCCCCGTAGCGATGGCCCAGCGGCACCGCCCGGGCAACCGGGCTGAAGAGCCGAGGGCTCGCCACCCGGGTGGTCAAGGGCTCCGGGTTGATGCCCTTCGCCGGGGGCTTCGGGGCGCGTGGGGTGGTCTCGGAGCGGAACCGCCGGGTCTCCCGGGGGGCCCCACGGTCCGGTCGCTCGCCGCGGCCGTGCTCCGCGTGGCTCGCGCGGATGCAGACCGGGTGGCCCCCGATCATGCGCCAGATGCACTCGTCGTCGTCCTCCTCGGCGAGCGACCGGCTGTCCTCCTTCGCGATCGCCTTCTCGACGTCGCGGCTCCAGCGCGACAGCGCACCCTCGACCTCGGCGCGCACGCCCAGCGGCACCCAGGACGGCCAGTCCGCGTCGTCGTCGGCCTCGTCATCGACCGTCTCCGGATCAGCGGGCTCCGCCTCGGGCTCGGCGAGTTCGTAGACGTCCGGCCGCAGCGGCGGGGCCGGTACGTCCCACAGGTCCTCGCTCAGCTTGTAGTCGTAGGTGGTCACGTAGCCCTGCTGGGCCGTGGGCGAGCGCCATCCCACGCGCCTGGGGAAGCCCTCGAAGCGGTACACGTCGGCCTTGCGCCGGCCCGGGTCGAGGATGAGCGCGACGGTCTCCGTCTTGATCGGACGGCCCAGCTCGCGCGAGAGCGCCTTCACGACCGCCTGCTTGCGGAGATGGATCTGGCGCATCTTCTCGGCGTTCCACCGGAGCTTCTTGTCCCGGTCCAGCTCGCGCAGCCAGCGCCGCTCCGCCTTGCCGGGCTCGCCGATCGTGGTCCGCCAGTGCTGGCTCTTCTGCGTGTTGCTGGCGAGCCCCGTCTTGACCTCGACCAGGGTGTCCCCGTGCACCAGGTCGACGGGAAAGTTCGAGATCTTCGTGGCCGGCCGCGCGTCCCGGAACCCAAGGCGCTTGAGATGCGCGATCGCCAGGCGCTCCCCCATCTTCCCCTGCTGGGACCAGCTGATGCGCTTGCCCTCGATCGGCTCACGTCGCCAGTGCGGCGCGCGGCTGACTTTCACGCGCGGCGTCCGGTCATGCCAGGCGTGCTTGGGCTGGATGCAGATGTGGCGGCCGTCGATCGTGATCCAGGTGCAGTCGTCGTCCTCGTCCGCCAGCTGGTGGTCGACCGTCTGCCACCACGGGCGGAAGTTCATGACCCGGACGGCCAGGGTGTCGAGCGTCTCGGGCTCGTACTCGAGGGCCCGGTCGTCGATGTACACCGTGATCCGCGGGTGCTTCTTGTTCGTCACCTCCAGGGCCGGCCACTCGTGCTTCGTGAGCCAGGCCCGGATCTGGTCGGCATCCCGCGTCGAGAAGATCAGGACCTCGGCGCCGGCGGCCTGCAGCTGGTCGATGACCTCGCGCATGCCCGGGATCGGATCGCCCGGTGTCCCGTCGCCCCACCCCTGGTACTGGGCCAGCGTGCCGTCGAAGTCGAAGGCGGCCACCACGCGCCGCCGCTCCGGATCCGCCAGGACGCGATCCTCGGGCCATGCCATCTCGCAGAGGTACTGCATCTCCTCGACGTTCACCCGGTAGCCCGTGATCTTGCCGCCCGCGTCCGTGACCGGCTTGGCCTTGAGGCGATCGAGGATGCGATGGGGCGGAACCGGGCGCGCCGTCGCATCGCCGAGGCCTGGACCCGCCACGACTCCTGGCCTGGGCTCGGCGCGGCCGAACTGCACGCTCATTCCGGGCCAGCTCCGCGGGTACGGCTTGTCCCCGCGCGTGGACTGGTACGCCATCCACGGCTCGGCGCCCGCCCCGACCACCCTGGGGGGCAGGATGGCCTCCCGCACCCCCTTGTCGCGCAGGCTGACCATCAGCTCGCGGAGCAGGGTGCGGGATTCGCCGGCGCGCGACGGGTAGGATCCGGTCGGCTGGTTTCGCCGCTCCTGCGACGTCAGGAGGCTCGGCGTGTCGTTGACCACCTCGTGGATGACGGCCCGCTTGCGTTGGTTCTCGTCCTCCTCGATGTGGCCGGAAGCGGACATCGACGTCGTGTTGAAGCGGAAGCGGTCGAGCACTCTTCCGGGCTCGACGCCCTTGGGCCACTTCGGTGTCACGGCACCGGAGCCCCGCCAGGTGTTCTCGGCGGTCGGGTTCCAGATCCGGGACACCGCGCGCACGCGGCCCCCCTTCCCCGTGGGTACATCGGAGTAGGCCGCCTGGGACTTCGCGATGGACTCGCCCTTCCGGTGGCCACCATGACCCGGCGTCAGGCAGACGGGGTTACCGCGGATGGTGACCCACTTGCAGTCTCCGTCGTCCTCGTCACCACCGCCGCCACCCTGTTCGCCGCCGCCGCGCTTTCGCCCGGTGCCGCGCATGAACGCCTCGATGCCCGAGCGCTCTTTGTCCGCCAGCAGGCGCTCGGCCAGAACCACGTCCCACTTCGCGCTCACGGCGTCGCCGGCACCTTCTGGAGATTGTCGATCCGGTCCTGGAGCACCCAGTGGCCGGTTCGCCCCCCGCCCGCATAGGTGAACTCGAACATGGCGACGTGGTCCTCCCAGTCCTGCGTGTCGTCCAGGATCGGCCGGTCGGCGGCCTGGACGCGCCAGAGCAGAGAGCCGTCCCCATTGAACGTCACGTCGTTCTGGTTGAGCACGTCCTGCCGGTCGCGCCCGTTGATGATCGCGCCCGATTTGAGATCCCACACCGAGAGGGTCAGGGTATCGAGGCTCGTCAGGACGATCCCGTCCTCGTCCTTCAGGGCCTTCACCGTGTACGCCCCCGTCGTCCGCTCGGTACTGTGCCAGTAGGAGTTGGGCCTCATACCAATCGTTCCCCTTTCGGCGACGCGCCGCCCATCGACTCGCCCGTCATGGTGGCCGCCCGCATCTGCTCGCCCGTGAAGCGGATGCGGTGGCCGATCGCCGAGAACAGCGCCCCGTTCTGGGCCAGCACGAGCGACGCCGCCAGGCTCATCACCGCCTGGTGGACCATCCCGCCGAGCTGCACCTGGCTGGCCGTCAGCCCGTACTGGATCAGCGCCGACTGCGCCGTCTGCGTGTGCAGGGCCAGCTCCTGCTGGATCGTCAGGGCCAGCGCGCGCCCGAGCTGGTGCTGAGCATCCGGAGACAGCGCCGGGATCGACGTCAGGCTGAGGAGCGCCGCCGACACGCGGGAGGCCGCGAGCGCCAGGTCCGTCGTGAGCGACAGCGTCAGCGGCGCCTGCTGGGTCCCGCCCGCCGGCTCGGGCAGGAACGCCGTCGTGATCCCCAGGGCCTGCAGCGCCTGCAGCATCGCGCCGCCCGCCAGCGCCATCCCATGCTGCACCCCCATGGACAGGATCGCCGCCATGATCGCGTTCGGCGCCGGCAGGGTCAGGGCGAGCTGCGTACCCAGCTCGAGGACGCTCACACCGCTCGGCGCGGCGGCCGGGGTGAACCCCATCACCGCGGCCAGCGTCTGGGCTGCCATGAGGCTCCCGCCCGCCACCAGGCCAAGCTGCTCCAGCACGGGGTAGGTGATCAGGGCCGAGGCGACCGTGCCGGCCTGCTGGCTCTGGAGCGACGTCAGCCCGAGCCCGAGCGCCGCCTGGAGGACCGCGGCGCCAACCTGGACCAACCCGATCTCGACCGACAGGGCGAGGGTCCCCTCGCGTGTGGTCTGCGGGGCCGGGGCCATCGCGCCCGTGACCCCGAACGGCATCGAGGCCACCGCCAGGAGGCCCGCGCTCTGGGCCAGCCCGGTCGTGATCCCGAGGTCCAGACTCGCCCCCGGCGGAAGCCCGTTCAGGATCAGGGCCGTCTGGGTGCCGAGGGTCAGCGACGCCACCGCCAGGAGGCCCGCGGTCGGCGTCAGCGCTTCCGTGACGCCCAGCGCCAGCGCGGCGGCCGCGGTGCGGCTCGCCGCGAGCACGAGCCCCTCCACGGTCGTCAGCGAGAGCGATGCGCCGGCCGACAGGACGCGGCCCAGGCCGAGCGCCTCGATCACCCCGAGCGGCAGGGCCGCGGCGCGCACGGCACTGGCCGAAGCCGGGGCGTTGACGACCACCCCGTACGCGATCGACTTCCCTGCGATCGCCGTGGTCGCTGCCGGCACCGCCGCGGTCAGGCCGTAGTCGATCGACGCCGAGACCACGCCGCCCGCCGGCGCGCCGGCAATCCAGGCCCGCGGGTACCGCCGCGGATAGCGCCGGAAGACCCCGGTCGACACGCGACGGGGCTACCGCCGGGTCGAGCGTCCAGGCGGCGTATGCGATGGACGGCTGGAGGCTGGCGCCGGCTGGCGGGATGGGGGCGGCGGCGGTGGTGCCTGTGGCGGGGCGCTCTCAGCCGCAGCGGCCGGCACGGGCTCCAGGACCGAGCGCAGCGCGCCCGAGGCCTCGAAGGCCCCGAGCGCTTCCGCCCGCACGTCGGGCGTGCTCAGGAGCAGGGCCGTGGCGATCCGCCGCGCCTTCGGCGAGAGGCGCTTGAGCGTTCGCGCCTCCAGTTCCTCGGCGATCACCGGCACCTCGCCGTCATACGCCACGACACGGAAGCGCTCGTTGTGCGCCTGGGCATACTCGGCCACGAGCACCTCGTGGGCGGCCATCGCGGCCGCGGGATCGCGCGGGTGGCGGCGGTTGGCCTTGCGCATCAGGTCCGCCCGGATGGCCGGGGGCACCGTCTCGGGCGTCAGGACCGTCCCCTTCCAGCTCATCCGCCCACCTCCTCGATCTCGACCGTGCCCTTGACCGTGATGGGATCCGCCGGCGTCGTGGCCAGCTCGAACGTCAGCCGACTGCCGGGCGAGATGACCTCGCGCCCTTCCGGGGTATACACGAAGTCCCGCTCCATGCGCACGTTCCAGGAGTACTCGCCGAGGTTGACGAGCGTGCCCGTTCCGACGGCCATCTTCGTCGTGTTGTTGATCTCCACGACGCCCCCGTAGCCGACGTCGCCCGCCTCGATGGGCTGCGGGGTCAGGGTCGTTCCGCCGCTGCCGCTCGTGACGGTGCCCGTCCCGCGGTTCACGCGGATCGACAGCTGCTCTTCCTGGGCGTCGCCGACCTCCGTCAGCTGGCTCAGGATGATCCGGTGCACCTTGGTCACGGCATCGGTCGGCGACTGGATCTCATAGAAATCCTGCTGGGCGGTGATCGCGATCGCCGGCATCGGCAGTCGATACATGCGTCCCATAGCCCTCGTCCTTTCCTACCGCATCAGCATCATCGGGACCTGTCGACGCCACACCTGGGCCGGCGCCACCTGGGCCTTGATTTCGAGGGCGATCATAGCCCACCGCGTGACCGAGCCCCATGAGGCGCTGGCGTCCCCATCGTCACCCAGGAAGTACTGCGAGAGAAACCCCGTCGCCGGCGCGGTGCCCGGCAGATCGCTGATGCGGTTCCAGTTCGGGCGCTCGGTCTGGGCCTGCTGGTTGTTCAGGACCGAGAACGCCAGCGCCAGGTTGCCGGCATCCGCGAACGGGTTCATGGGGACCAGCGCGGAGGTCTGGGTCACGTCGCTACCGGCCTTCTGGGCCTGGACAATCCCGCCCACGAGCGCGGCCAGGTCGAGCTCGACGATCGACCACGTGCAGGACGTGAGCGTCCCGCTGCTGCTGGCGATCTCGCACGCCCCGGACGACGGTGAGATCACCGGGGCCTGGAAGACGCTCAGGAGCTTGGTGGGCGCCGCCAGCGTGCTGTAGCCGATCTCGTCGATGAGCGACCACGTGAGCCCGTTCCCAGTGAGCGTGGGCGTACCCGGCGCGCTGCTGGCCGTGATCAGCGTCCCGGCCACGATGAGCCGGCCCGCGGTCGGCGTATAGCTGGACGTGGGATAGGCGGTGAGCTGCGAGGTGTTGGTGTTCTCCGCGAGGATGAGGACATCGCCGAAGGCCATTCAGGCCTGGCTCGTCCCATAGCTGATGTTGTCCAGCGAGAGCAGTCCCGCCGAGATGTCGAGCGTCTCCGTGGCCCCGGGTGCGGCCGTCACCTCGTAGCTCCCCCCGGGCCCACTCACCGTGGCTTTCCGGCTCACCGTGTGCCCGTTGATGAGCCGCATGGTGAGGACCTTGCCGGTCAGCTGGTGCAGGAACAGGGTCAACCGGATCCGCCCGTCGATGCTCGAGGCCGCGGTGAACTCGCAGGCCGTCGTATTGGCCCTGAGCGCCATCGTGACCGCCGTGCACTCAAGCAGCAGGCCGGAGGAGGATGACAGGAGCGCCGACGGAGTCCAGGTGGCGAGTGGTTGATCGAGCCGGCACAGATCCAGCTGCTCGTGACGATCCGTGGGGTCGATCAGGATGGCGCGGATGCGGAGCGCATCCTCCAGCGCGTGATGGAAGGGCAGGTCGTTGTCGGCGTCCACGGTCCCGGTGAACGCGAGCCAGGTCGTCCGCTCCCCCTCCACCCCCCACGACGGCGTGAGGCTCGGGTACGGGGGAGCCGCCACGAACTCGTCCCAGCCGACCTGGAACTCGGGCGTCGAGCCCGGGTAGAGGCCGGTCATGGCGATCGCGATTGCCATGCAGCGCGCCGAGGCCGACGTCGTGTAGGTCACGAACTTGGACTCGGCCCCGCTCGCCGTCCGCATCGCCATCGCCAGTCGCGAGGCCACGCCATGCGCGTCGCCGGTCAGCAGCGAGGTCCAGGGGCCGTTCGGCGCCGCGGGCCACGTGATCGACACGCGCGGCTGGGTCAGCACCGCCAGGAGCCAGGTGATCCCCGGGGTCATGTCCGGCAGCCGGGCCTGGTGCGTCGTGCCGAGCGGGGAGGCGGTGGAACACCAGAGCAGCGTGGGGTACGGGCAGCCCCACGATCGGACCCGGTACCCGCCGTCCGGGTGCCCCACCGTGGAGTTGATGCCGCGCAGCGTGAACGGCTGGATGGGCAGCCACATCAGGCCCAGCCCTGGCCCCGCGCAATCGCGTAGCTCGACCCGCGCAGAATCGCCGCGCCGGCCCCGGTCGTGGCCCACTGAAACTTCAGGACGCCGTCGCGCGTGGCGTCCCCGCCGATCGCCGCGTCGATCAGAAGCCAGGCGTCGCCCGTCCCCGACGCATTCACGCTTATGCCCGACGGGAGCGACGATGAAAACACCGGCGCCACGAGGGTCACCACGGTCGGCCGGGTGTACTGGTAGTTCACCAGCACGGTGGGCGGCGCGAATGACACCCCGTTCCCGTCCCGCAGCACGAGGGACCAGATGAAGTCCGCGGTCGCGTTGGTGTTGTACCAGACCTTGATCGTGACATGGGTCACGTGACCCTTCGGGATCGGCAGGGCCAGGTAGTCATCGTCGGTCGCCGTCAGAGTCGACCGGCTCTCGTCGACCTTTTTGGATCGCCGGACCGTGCCGGGCAGAAAGACGCGCTTGTCGAGCACGAACTCGGGCCCGAGCGGCGGGAAGTAGTCATTCACCTTGCCCGGCACATAGACCACCGCCACACCGGCGCACCCCGGGTCCGGCAGGGGCGCGCGCGGCGTCTCGGAGTAGGCCCCGCTCTTGATCTGGACCGACGCGACGCTTTCCGCGACGGGAATGACCTGGATGAGATCAATCCGGCTGAGCACGTCGCTGGTGCAATCCACGGGGGTGGTCGGCGTCATGGCAAAGGCCCCGTCCAGCAGGACGGTGCCCGGGTCCACGTGGATCGTCGATGACCCATCCCAGTAGGCGCGGCAGCCCCACAGCACGCCCGTGGGCCGGGGGCCGCACGCCGCGGCCAGGATCGCGAAATCGACTGCCTGGGGCAGGGAGAAGGCTTCGCTGAGCCAGGTCGTCTCGTCGTTCGGGATGGTCAGCGACATCTCAGCCCACCGGAATCAGCTGCAGATAGCTCGCCCCGCGCACCGTGGTGGCCGTGGCGTTCGAGGTGTTCTGCGCCCACTGGAACTCGAGGAATCCCGCGTTGAGACCGTTCTCGATGTACCCCTCGACGAGCAGCCAGCCTTCGCCCGTCGCGCCGGACAGGATGGTCTCGTCCGACGTGGAGTAGGCCGTCATGCGAAACGGGGCGACCAGCTGGGTGGCGTTGGGGATCACGTACTGGCCGTTGAGATTGATCGCCGCCGGCGAGGCCGGGCCAATCAGACGCCACTTGAAGTCCGGATTCGCTGCCGTGTTGTACCAGATCTTGAGGATCAGCAGGTACTTCCCTTGCGCGGCCATGGGCGCCGAGAACGCGGAATCGGTCGCAATCGTGTTGTCCGACGTCTTGGCGAGATCGGCGAGGCGCGGGTTGACGACCACCCCCGGCACCCCGGCGCGCTTGTCGACGATCTTGTCCTGGGCGATCGACGAGATCGCGGCCGGCACGAACACCGAGGCCAGCACCACCCGGTCGGTGTCCGGGAACGGGAACCGTGGCGAGACTGCCGGCGTCCCCTCCCGGGCGAAGCCGGCGTCCGACGCGTTGACCTCGATCAGATCGAAGCGGGGCAGGGTCGCGTGCGCGGTGGTGATGGTGACGGTCTTGGCCGTGATCGGCTTCAGGATATTCCCGAACTGGACGAGGCCCGCGGTCACCTGCACGGTCATGTTCGGGGAGCCCTGGGCATTGACCGCGCACCCCGTCACCACGCCGGCGCGCGCGGACCCGCCCAGCGCGCGGACCAGGATCTCCAGGTCCACGCTGTCGAGCTGGGACTGGTACTGGGCCTGCGCGCTCCCGTCGTCGTTCGGGATCGTCCACACGGATCTAGGGCCTCACAGGGTGAGCATGGCAAGACCCGTTCGGATCCCGAGGGCGCGCGTGACGATGACGATGATGGCCAGCACCGCCAGCCCCCAGAGGATCCCTGCCACCCAGGAAGGCATCGGGATGAAGTGCGTGAGCAGGAACGCCGCCACCAGGATCAGGGCGCAGATGACGGCGATCGAGATGTCCATCTCAGGCCCCCTTGGGCGGCAGCTTCCACCCCTGCCCGTTTGGCGGCAGCAGAACCACCCCGTGCGAGAGCCGGATCAGCTCGTAGCCCGGGGGCAGATCGGTCTGGGCCAGGAGCTTCTCCGCGGCCGCACCCGTCTCCACGGGGGCCAGGATCGCCACGGTCGGCACCGGCACCGTGCGCTCCCAGCCCTCCGCGTTCTTCTCGCGCTTCGAGCCCTGCGGCATCTTCACCGTCGCCGCCTGGCCCGCGGGAACGTTCAGCCGGCTGACCTCTTGGCCCTCCGCATCGACGAAGAGCCACACGCGGTCCTCCTCGCCGGCCTCCACCACGCACACGGTCGACGTCTTGCCATCCTTCTCGACGGTCTCCTGTCGCATCCCTGCCTCCTATGCCGACGTGGCGCTCGTAGTCACTGTGACGTTGAGGGTATCGCCCCCCGTCAGCGACCTATCGCCGCCCGTGTAGGCCCCGACACCGTAGAGCAGTCCGGCGGTGCCGCCCTTGGTCTGGATGTCGGTCAGGAACGAGCCCGAAATCGTGGCGCTGCCGTTGATGTTGAACGCCGCCAGGTTCCCGGAGTTGTTGCACGAGCCCGCCGACACCGCACCCGGAATGTAGGCCACCCGGGTCGTGTTCGAGTAGGTCACGTTCTCCGTCCACCCGGCGTGCGAGGCCATCGTGTCGGCCGGGTTGTAGTCGGTTTCCGTCGGCCCGTTCACGAGACCGATGTACCACTGGCTTCCCTCTGCCCACGTGACGGTGTTGTCGGTGACCGTGCCGCCCGCGGTGTTCGGCCAGGTCGGCTGCGAGCCCGCCGAGGTGCCCGCCACCTGGCAGACGAAGAAGCGGTTGTTCGGATCCTGGGCCGAGGCCCCAGTCGGCCGCACGACGTCGCCCACCGAGTACGCGGTCGAGGCGATCCAGGCGGTCGGCAGCCGGCGGCCGTCGTTGTAGCCCAGGGTGGCCCCGCCCACGGCCGAGGACCGCATGAGCCGAGACATGACGTGGTTCAGGCCCGCCGTCACCACGATGTTGTGGTAGACCTCCGACCACTTCAGGTGCCACCGCACCGCCGCCCGGGCCTTCACGAGCGGACAGTCGCCGCCTGGCGTCGAGCAGCGGTACTCGCCCAGGCGGAGCGGGTGGAAGTGCTCCCAGCAATCGGCCTGGTAGATCGTCCGGGGCATCACGATCTGGGGCTGCGCCTGCACCAGCATTTCCGTCACCATGGGCTTGACCTCCTGTTGTGATATATCTCTACGCATGCCACGGCCCCGCCGCCCAGACCTTGAAGCACTCGCGGCTGAGCTCTATCAGGGCGGCCTGAGCTATACCCAGGTGGCCACCCAACTGAGGGTGAGCGTTGCGTCGATCCAGCGATACCTTGGTCTGGCCGGGGTGACGGCGCGCCCGCGTCGTGAGGCCCTCCTCATGGCACATGCCGATCGCCACGCCGACATCCGCGACGCGGTTCTGGCTCGGTACCGGGCTGGCGAGTCGGAGAAAGCCTTGGCAGAAGCCTTTGGCGTCGGCCGGCTTGTGGTCGCTCGGCTGCTCCGCATCGCGGGCGTGGCGCGCCGAGGCCGCTCGGCGAGCCTGCGTCTCCGGCTGAGCCGGATGGACACCGCGGCTAGAGCCGCCTTGACCGCAGGGGCACACACCGAGACGGCGCGGGCGAACGGCGCCCGAACCGCAGCGCGGAGTCTGCGGAAGCGGGGCCGCTGGGAGACCGAGCTGGAGATCATGCTCGGGCACCTCGGCTTGCGCGTTCAGCCGCAGCGCGCGGTGGGGCCCTACAACCTTGACCTGGCAATCGGTGCCCTGGACATCGAGGTGCACGCTGCCAACTCGAACCCGCGTCGAATACCGAAGATCCAGCGGCGGGTCGCGGCGCTCAATGCCATGGGCTGGCGATGCTGCTACGTCTGGATCGGCTCCACTGGCCTGACGGAGGAGGCTGCCGCAGCGATCGCCCGGATCGTGCGCCGCCCAAGAGCGTGGGTCGTTATGCGCGGGGATGGCCAGCTGGTTCATGACCCACTGCCCCCGGATGGTCCACGATATCTAAAAACGAGAACGCACCTACAGCTCGAGCCGTAGCGCTCGCCGGCGCAGTTCGGGTTCGGCACCTGCATCGCCGGCTCGTCCAGCTGCCCCGTGCGTCCGTCGAGCTGACGGCACGGGTCACAGGTGTTCTCGTCGAGGATCGCGGAGTACTCGGCCTCGCCGATGTAGTCGCGCTGCCGGTGGGCCTCCACCTGGCGCCCGAGGCCGAAGGCGTCCCCGAGCGTGTTCATCACGAGCTGGCGCGACGAGCGATCGGTGATCTCGTCCGCGGCCTCCTGGATGCGCTGCGCGGCCTCGCCCGGGGGCATCCCGCTGCGCGCGGCCGCCAGCATCACGTTCATGGCGGATTCCTTGAGGCGCTCCGCCCAGCGCCGCGAGAGCAGGTCGGCCTTCAGGTTGATGACGTCCCGGGCGCGCTTCTCGTTGTCGATGGGCCGCGGCGGCTCCGCCAGCAGGAGATCGCTCTCCGGGTTCTGCGCTTGGCGGTGCTGCCGGGCCAGCTCTTCGCGCACCTGGGCCTGCCCGAAGTCGAACATGTCCGCGAGGTAGGTCTTGCACGCCGAGGCCATCTTGCCCTGCAGCGGCACCCGGTAGTCCATGAGGGACTGGATGTTGTCCTCGCCGCACTCCCGGCAGGCCTTCACCATCGCCTCGGCCATCTGGCGGCCGATCGGGCGCACCGTCTGGAGCATGCGGGTCGCCGTCAGCTTGCAGCGCCGGTCGATCTCGTGGAGATTGACCGCGCGCTCGAGTGGGCGGAGCGGGCGCGAGATCATCAGCGGCTTGGCCCAGGCCTCCTCGATCCCGGCGAGCTGCATGTCCTCGACGCCCAGCGGGAGCGCCTGGTCCGGGAGCTTCGAGGTCGTCGAGGGGCGGAACCACAGCTCCGTGGCGATCGCCGCCCGACCCGCGAGCGCCGGATCTCCTGCGTAGCGAACGCCGGCGCCTGGCTTGAGATACG